TCACCGGCTGTTGTGCGGTGACAGCACTAAAGAAGAAGATGTCGCCCGGTTAATGGACGGACAGCAGGCGGACTTGCTCGCAACCGACCCGCCGTATTGTGTTGATTACACCGGTAAGGATAGACCCAATGGCGGCAGGGATTGGTCGAACGTTTACCACGAAGTTGATATTCCGGACGCATCGGCGTTCATGAGAAGTTTTTATTCTGTCGCACTCAAATTTATCAAACCGCATACGGCGTTATATCTTTGGCACGCATCGAAACGCAGAAGCGAGATCGAGTGCGTGTGTCAGGAATTAAATATCCTTATTCATCAGCAAATTATTTGGGTTAAGCCGTGCGTGATTTTGACCTACTCATTTTATTCGTGGCGGCATGAGCCGTGTCTTTTGATGTGGGTTAAAGGGCAGAAGCCGCCGTATCGCCCGAAGGACAAATCTATCGGAAGTGTTTGGTCGATTGATTTCGTGCGCTCAGGTGATCCGACCACGCCGGAGTATCACACCGATCTTTGGGAACTTGATTGGGAGGGTAAGAAGCGAGGAAGCTCGATCGCTGAGCATCCCACGGTTAAGCCGACGGAGGTGTTCGCCATACCCATGCGTGTGCATACGCAGGTCGGGGATATTTGTTTTGAGCCGTTTTGCGGATCGGGTTCTCAGATCATAGCCGCTGAGAGGGTTAATCGCAGGTGCTTTGCCATGGAGCTTGAACCATTCTTTGTGGATGTGGCGGTTAAACGCTGGGAAGAATTTACCGGCAAGAAAGCGGTGAGAGCGTAATGGAAGAAGTGAAGCCGAAACAGAACTTGGCGGATATCGCCCGGAAGAAACGCTACTTGCACTTGATTGAGAAACTGCATAGCGGCACGCCGTTAACGAAGCCGGAAATTAAAGAGCTTGAGGAGTTTGAAAAAGAACCGGAGGCGCCGACTGTCGTTAAGAGCGCAGAGGAAGTGGCGCAGTTCATGGACGTGTCGGAGCGCACGGTTTATCGCTGGCGCAATGAAGGTATGCCGGTCACGAAAGATGGTTACTACGATCTTGAGCGGATCAGGGTTTGGTTTGAGGAAAGAGAAAAGACGGGCGATGGAGAGGGCAAGGCTTACTGGGAAGAAAAGATCAGGAAGTATAAAGCGACGCTTCTTGAGATTGAGTTGAAGAAGGCTCAGGGTGAACTTGTCTCAAGCGAGGAGGTCGAGCGTGGGCGCATTTCAAGAATCATCGCTGTTAAGCGGGCATTCTTGGCTTTACCGACACGGCTTGCGCCGGTTCTTTCTATGCAAGAGCCGAGGGAAATCGAAGTCATTCTTTATGAGGCGATATCAGAAATTATTGATGAATTCGCAGGGGTTGTAAATGAGAACATTGAAACAGGACAGACAAATTTGGACGCAGGCGGAACTGCAGGCGTGGAAGCGTCCGGCGAAGATAACAGTCAGCCAGTGGGCTGATCAATATCGTTATCTTAATCCGGTCACGTCAGCCGAACCGGGTAGGTGGAAGACTGTGCGTACACCATATTTGCAGGGTGTCATGGACGCTTTCACGGATCCGTATGTCGAGGAGATTACGGTCATGGCGGCTTCACAGGTCGGCAAGACCGAGGGCATGTTTAATATGCTGGGCTACGTCATTGATCAGGACCCGGGCCCCACGCTGGTGGTATTGCCTAGAGAAAACGACGCAAAGAGCGTTTCCTACAATCGTGTGCTTCCGATGATTCATGGTTCTCCGACGCTTCGTAATCGCATGCCGGTTAACGCCGACGACATGACAAAGCTGGAATACCGATTTGACCGGATGATTCTATTTTTCGCTGGGTCGAACAGCCCGGCAGATCTTGCCTCACGGCCGATTCGGTATTTGTTTTTAGATGAGATTGATAAATACCCGAGATTCTCAGGGCGTGAGGCCGATCCGATTAAACTCGCTACAGAGCGTCAGAAAACCTTTTGGAATAAAAAGACAGTCAAGGTTTCAACGCCGACAACTCGTGACGGTTACATCTATCGTGAGTTTGAGAAATCAGACCAGCGCAGATTTTTCGTGCCATGCCCGCATTGTGGCGGGTATCAGATATTGGTCTTTGGTCAGATCAAATGGCCGGAGCATGAGAGGTCAGCCGAGAGAATCAGAAACGAGAGGCTTGCGTGGTATGAGTGCGAGCATTGTAAAAAGCGAATCGACGATTATCAAAAGCAACAGATTCTGCCTCATGGAAAGTGGGTGCCAAGAGATTGTGAGATAAACGAGCAGGGAGAGATTTGGGGAGAGGGGATTAAAAGCAAACACAGGGGGTTTTGGATTAATTCGCTTTACTCGCCGTGGCTTAATTGGAGCGATATCGCCGCAGAGTTCTTGAAATCGAAAGATTTCATTGAGCTGTTGATGAACTTTGTCAATTCGTGGCTTGCCGAGGTATGGGAAGAAAAAATTGAGGAGACCACTGTTGATCGTGTCAAAGCGCACGCCTGCGAGTATACAGAAGGGATCGTGCCGGATGAAGCGGTTGTTTTAACTGCGGGCGTTGACGTTCAGAAAGATCATTTTTATTACGTCATTCGTGGCTGGGGTTACGAGGAGCAGTCATGGCTTGTGCGGTGCGGTTCTTTGGAATATTGGGATGATTTGGTTGAGGTGTTGTTCAAGACTGAGTACAGAAAGTTTTCGGGAGGAGAAACGCTTCCGGTTTACATGACATGCGTTGATTCGGGATTCAGGACTGACGAGGTGTATCACTTCTGCAGGCAGTGGCATGATCGTGCGAAGGCGATCAAAGGTCAGGAAGAATTAACGGACGGTAGATTTTATCGGGCGTCAAAGATAGATATTAATTCACGCACGGGAAGCATAATCAAAAACGGTCTTGTTTTATGGAACCTTAATGTCACGCAGTATAAGGACAAAATCAGCCGCCTTGTGGCGAGCAAGGATCCGGAGAAATGGCATTTGTTTAAAGACCCATCAGATGATTATCTTTCTCAGTTTACCGCTGAGCATAAGGTTTTGGTAAGAAACAGAAACACAGGCAAGGCGAAGGAAGTCTGGCAGAAAAAACGCTCCTCGGTTGCGAATCACTATCTTGATGCGGAGGTTTACGCCATCGCCGCCGCTGACATAATCCGTGCGCTTAATCTCCGCAGAGACGAACGCACGGTTCATAAAGATATAAGGCAGGAACACAGCCGTTCCAGCTGGATTCGCAAAAGAGAAGGGGCGTGGATTTAATGGGCGGCAGATGGCTGAATAGACATGAAAACTGGCTTGATAAAAAACCCAGCATCGAACGTCGCCCTGTTGGTAGACCGGTTAATGACAGCGAGGATTACGGCGTGAGGTATATTCCGTTAAAATGCCCGAAGTGTAAAAGCAAAGACGTGCGATGTTATTCAAGCACGCCGCCTATTCGATATCATGTTTGCCGGGATTGCGGCTACAATTTTAAATCCGTTGAGGCAAATGATGAAAAATAATTATTACTATTTTGTAGTAACGACCCAATTGAAAAAGATATGAGATGAGATAAACTTAAAATAGAAAATTAAAAGCGGGACAGCTGATCACTGTTGCCGCACCCAATAGTATTTAAAAGCTCGTTCTGGTGCACCAGCTAGAACGGGCTTTTTTATTGGGTCGATGGAGAAAGTTATGAGCGCACCAACAAAACAGGAAATGCTTGAGAACGTTGAGACGGCGATTAACGCCCGAATGACTGGCGGGGCGGTGCAGTCGTATTCGATCGGCGGCCGCAATTTGCAGTACATAACGTTGGCGGAACTTATAAAACTACGGGACACGTTACGGCAGGAGATTGCCGCTGGCAGTTCTCGCACGTCATACGCAAAGTTTGAGAATCCGGTATGAACATAAAAGAAAAATTAGCGAATGGGTTAGACGGTTTAGTTGGCTTCTTCTCACCGAAGGCTGGCTTAAAGAGGCGGATGTTCCGTGAGGCGATCAAGTTATCCGATAAGTTCGGGGCTTATCGTGGAGCGGAAAAAAACAGAATGCGTTCGTCTTGGATTCCGGGCGGTGGATCCGCTGATCAGGACATTATTCCTGATTTGCCGGACTTGAGAGAACGTAGCCGTGACTTAAACCGTAACGACGCTCACGCCTCAGGGATCACGAACACCATGACAACGAACGTCGTTGGCACCGGTATCCGGCCGCAGAGCAGGGTTGATAAAGAGGCTCTCGGGATCGCTGAAAGCAAGGCGGATAAGTTTCAGAAGAAAGCTGAGCGTTCATGGAAGATGTGGCTTCCATACGCTGACGCTGGCAACCGTATGGATTTTTACGAAATCCAACAGTTGGTTGACAGGCAGATTTTAGAAAACGGCGAGGCGATTGTTATCCCGGTAATGTTTAAAGACAAAAATCGTCCTTACTCACTTGCGTTGCAGGTAATTGAGGCTGACAGACTCGCCACGCCGCCTGATAAGCGTGGGGATAAAACTATAAGAGCTGGAGTCAGGATTGGCGAGAACGGAGAGCCGGTTTCTTACTTCATTCAAAAAAGCCATCCCGGTGATTACCGATTCACGAAAGCGGACGAACGAGATTTTATTGAGATTCCCGCCCGTAATGAGTTCGGTAGACCGAATGTTTTTCATTTATATCCGGTTCAACGTTCCGGACAAACTCGTGGGGTTCCGTTCTTTTCTCCAGTGCTCACGTATTTCAAAGACTTGGCGGAGTACGCCGAAGCGGAGCTTGTGGCCGCACGGATTGCGGCGTGTTTTTCAATATTTATCACCTCGGAAGCATCGATGGATCTTAACACCGGCTATGACCGCAACTTTCAAGGGCAATTCTTAGAGTCATTAGAGCCGGGCATGATAAGGCATCTTCTTCCGGGTGAGTCTATAACCTCATTTAATCCGCAACGGCCTTCGGCTACGTTCGAGCCGTTTGTGGAGAAAATGCTCAGGGCGATTTCAGCGGCGTTGGGGTTGCCATATGAATTAGTCGCCAAGGATTTCTCAAAGACGAACTACTCAAGCGCACGTGCGGCTTTGCTTGAAGCACGCAGGTATTTCAAGGTGAGGCAGGAATGGCTCGCACGCAAACTTTGCCAGCCGGTCTGGGAGATGGTTTTAGAGGAAGCGTATCTCAGGGGCGAGTTGGGGGCGATATCGTTTTACGAGAATAAGCAATATTGGGTCAACGCATCGTGGATCACGCCGGGATGGGAATGGGTTGATCCTTTGAAAGAAGCCCAAGCGGCGGAGGTTGGAATCCGAAACGGGATTATCACTTACTCGGATTTATATTCGGCGCAAGGGAAAGACTGGGAGGAATGCTTTGAGCAAAGAAAAAGAGAACAAGAAAAAATCAAAGAGCTCGGGCTCGAAATCAATCAGAAGCCAGATTCAGGTGATGGTAAGAGCGCAAATGCAGACAGCGCAGATGCTGGTCGTGGAGGTGAGGAATAGATGAAAAAAGATTTATTCAGAGCGGATGTCGCACGTTCCGGCAACGTCAAGATTGATAGAGATTCGGCGGTTATCAATGGCTTCGCAGTAGTCACGAAAGGCGTTACGAAGGACAGCCGAGGCGAGTTTGACGATTTCTCGCTCGATTCGGTTGTTGAGCTTGGGAACAAGGTGAAAACAGGAGTCAAATCACGGTTCGGTCATCCCAATATGAGTAGCACCGCACTCGGCACTTTTTTGGGCAGGGTGCGGAATTTCAGGCGTGATGGAGACATCGTCAGAGCGGACTTGCACATCGATAAGACGGCTTTTGAGACGCCGGATGGGGATCTGGCCGGGTATGTGCTTAATCTCGCTGAAAGCGATCCGGAGATGTTCGGTGCGTCGATGGTGATTTATTGGGATGAGGAAAAACGAGAGGGCTTGGACGCTAATGGCAACGAACTACCGCCGTTCATTCGTGTCACCAATCTTTTCTCGGTTGACGTGGTGGACGATCCGGCGGCGAACAACGGGCTTTTTGGCATGCCGTTTTTCTCCGAAAGCGTGAGGCCGTCAGCGGAGATGACAGCCTTCTTGGATAAATTCCTTAACAATCCTGATGCGGTAGAGAAAACCATCGGGTTTTTGAATAGATATCGTTTAAGCAAAGAAACAGAAAATAAATCCAAAAAGGAGGTAGCGGCAATGGATGAATTAACAGTAGAGAAGTTGAAAGATGAGAGGAAGGACGTTTTTGAGGCGATTCACAAACAGGGTTTTGACGCTGGCGTTCAGGACGAACGTGGCAGGACGGTTGCGATCCTGAAAAAAGCGGAATCGTTTCAGGGTATGAGCGCACTCGCATTGGAGTCGGTTGAACAGGGGCTTTCGCTCGATCAATCGGTCGTGAAGTTTCAGCAGAAGCGGCTTGATGATATCGAGAAAGCGTCAGCGCCGGTTGTCGGGCCTGATGGCGAGGAAGTATCAAAGAAAAAAGTGACACATTTGGAGCGTGCTCGGCAGTATCAGAAAGAACACGGGTGCGGCATGACGGACGCTCTTAAAGCGACAGCGGATAAAAGGTAATAACCATAAAGGAGGAGGTAGAAAAATGTCTCAATTTAATATCGGATCAAAAGCGTTTGTGGCGGGAGAGGATTTAGAAGCCTATCGCCGGGTGAAGTTAAGCGCAGGAAGCGGCTCGCAGGTTGAATACGCAGACGCAGGTGAGGCTTGTATTGGAATCACGGCGGCAAAGGCGGCGCAGGGCGAGCATATCAGCGTTGATTTAAAGACCAGCGGCAGGACGTTCAAGATGGTTGCGGCTGGAGCTATCAGCGTAGGCGGAAACTTTTACGGAGCCAATGACGGCAAGATCAGCGCAGTCGTGAGCGGCTCTATTATCGGAAAAGCGCTGGAAGCGTCAACAAGCGATGCGGAAGTCATTGAAGGGCTATTTGCCTAATCAAAAGGAGGAATAAAAAATGCCAGACTATCAGGGAACAAGAGCAGTACCGAGACTTGAGTTAGGGGAAGCGGCGCTGGAGTTTATCCAGTCGCAGGATGAATTTATAGGCACGAAGGTTCTGCCTATTTTTCAAACCAAAAAGAAAGCGAGTATCTTTCCGGCGATCACACGGGAAAGTATCACTCGTGAGGCGGATACCAAGCGTGCGCCTCGAGGTAACTATAACCGTGATTCGTTTCAGGCGAAAGATAGACAGTACGCCTGTGAGGAGCATGGTCTGGAAGGGCCTCTTGACGATTCCGAACGGGAAATGTACGCCACGGACTTCGACGCTGAGCTTACAACCGTTCAGATCGTGACACGCAGGGTTCTGCAGGCGCAGGAGAAGCGCATTGCCTCAAAAGTTTTTGACACTTCTGTTTTTACAGGGTCAAAACTTTTCACCGACTATTCGAGCGCACCATGGGATAACGTCTCAAGCGATGTTATCGCTCAGGTGAGAGCCGCTCGTGAGCAGGTGAGGCAAAACTGCGGGATAGAACCCGGTACGCTCATCGTAAGCAAGGCGAACATCGACCGGCTTTTAAGTAATAACAAGATAACCGGCGCAATTCAGTATGTCGCAAGGCTTACCGAAGCTGAAATTCTTAACGCTATGGCGGATATCCTCGGCGTTAAGAAGATCGTTGTTGGAAGGGCGATATACAACACAGCGAAGGAAGGTAAGTCATTTCAGGGGGCGGATATCTGGAGCGATGACTTCGCCATGGTGGCAGTTATTGGCGAGGGTCAGAGATTGTCCGATCCAACCGTTGGAAGAACATTCCTTTGGACTGCGGACAGCCCGGAGAACGCCACGGTTGAGCAGTATCGTGACGATGCGGCCAGAAGTGACATTTTCCGTGTGCGTCAGCACGTGGACGAAATGATCGTCGACCCGTACTTCGCTCATCTGATGAAAGTAGACGCTTAACATTTGAGGTTCGCCCGGGGGCTTAACGGCTCCCGGGCCCTCGTTGAGGAGTGTCTATGAGCTTAAAAGAACAGATGCCGAAGGACGCCGTCAGTTGTTTTTTAAATGGCGGCGAGTTCGCCGAGGAGATCACCTATACGACAGGTGCTGGTGTTTCCAAGGTAATCAAAGCCGTTGTTGTGCGATATGAACTTGCGCCAGCGGAAGAAAATATCAACCGTTCGCTTAAAAAGCAGGCGGAAGTTTACATCGCTAATGATGAGACAAACGGCGTGATTTCGGTAAATAAAAAAGATGACCGCATAACACTTAAGGACACGGAAGGCTTCGATCGTGAAGCGAGGATTAATGATGTCATAAACCGTGACGAGGGTATGTGGTACCTCTTGGTGGGGTGGTAGGCATGGTTCAGTTGACCACAGAGATTGATACACGTGCGCTTGACCGAGCGATAAAAATCGCTCCCCGGGTTCTTAAATTCGAACTCGCTGATGGATTAGATCGTATCGGTAAAGGCTTTTTGAAGCGGTTCAGACAGCAACAGCTTCAGGGGCCTCCGGGAGTGCGGGGAGCGTCAGGACATGGGCTCTTTGGCACTTTCAAACGTGTGTTCTTTGTGTCGCCAGATATTGAGGGAATGGGCATTGAGATATTTTCAGAGTCAAAGATCGCCAAGCTCCATGAAACAGGCGGCACAGTAAAAGACCCGGGCGGCAAGCGATTGGCTGTGCCTTTATCGGCACGCAGTGAGATGTTCACCCCAGCGGGAAAATTGCGAGCCAGATATAAACGACCAAAAGAATTGAAAAATATTAGAGCTATGCGTTGGAAAGGCGAGACGTTTCTCGCACGGGTGACGAAGCGGGCGCAGAAGATATTGCCGCTTTACGTATTAAAACGGCAGGTGAGGATAAAACCCCGGCTTGGTTTTTACCGGACGTGGGACGGGCTGGTGAATTACCGCATTGACATTTTGAATAAGTCGATCGCCAACGCTTTGAGGAAGATTTAATGGAAACGGTAAGAGAACGAATACTTCAAAACATAAAGACCACACTTGAGGCGGTAGCGATCGCTAACGGCTACAACTTTGATTTCACGCCTCAGACAATTCAGCGTTGGTCAATGCACGGCAATCGCATGGTCGATATGCCGATGGCGGTTATCAGCCCGGGAGATGAGGACGAAACAAGTTCACCGCATCCGTTTGAGGAATGCGTGTTGACGGTTTATTTAGACGTATTTTTTATCAATGACGAGAACGACGCCGTGTCGACCGATACGTATTTGAACAGATTGCAGGGAGATATAAAGAAAGCTGTTTTACAGGATCCGACTCGTGGAGGCGACGCTATTGATACCGATGTTTTGGGAACGACTCCGTTTGAGACGACAGAGGCGCAACCGTATGCCGGGATCATCATGGAGTTAAGGGTTCGTTATCGTCATTTACGGTCTGATCCAACGGCAAAGAATTAATAAGGAGGAACGACGATGTCAATGCTTATAAGAAAACGCCAGCTTGCGGCGAAGATTGAGGCTGTCGAGGGTATTGCGGAAACCCTGTTGGCGGCTGACGCAGGCATTCTGGTCAACTTCTCGCCAAAAGCGAGTTACGATCCGCAGATGTATCAGCGGGACCCTGTGCGGGCTTCGCTGACAAAGATGGGGAAGCTGGCGGGCAAACGTTCCGCTGGAATTGATTTTAGTATCGAGCTTAAAGGCTCGGGTTCAGTGACTGTCGAGCCGGAATGGTTGCGGTTAATCAAGGCATGCGGGTTCGCCTCAAACGTTTTGAAGAAGATAGCGATTGGCGCAATCACCTCAGGGCCTTATTTACACGGTGAGACCATAACCGGCGGAATGTCCGGTGCGACCGGCAGAGTGGTTATTAAAACCGTTGATGGAACGACCACGCTTTATTTTATCGCTTTAAGCGGCACATTTGAGAGCGGGGAAACCATAACAGGAGGAACGTCCGGGGCGACTTCAACAGCAACAGCGGATCCCGAGAGCGCAGGGTTTGAGATTAAGCCGATCAGTAGTTCGGTGATTTCATTAACCATGGGGCTCTTTGAGGACGGCATCAGGAAAGTTCTCAAAGGATGCAGGGGGACGGTGAAGTTTAATTTTAAGATCGGCGAACCGGCGACTTTGGACTTTAGTTTTAAAGGCGTTGAATCTGGCGTCGCTGATGTGCCTATGCTCACGGGTGTCAGTTTTGACAGTACAGTGCCGCCGGTGCTTTTAAACGCTGTGATGTCCTGTGATGGGGTGTCGTTAAATATCGGGGAGATGGAGATTGATGTCGCCAACACGCTTGCCTCGAAGGACAAGATTGACGACGCAAAAGGAATTCTTTCCTTCATGATTACCGGCCGTGACATGCAGGGATCGTTTAATCCCGAGATGGTTCCGGTCGCCACGCACGACTTCTTCTCGAAGTGGTTTGGCAACACGCCGATGGCGGTCGATTTGGCGTATGGAGAGACAGAAGGCAACAGGTTCAGGTTTTACGCACCCGGGATTATTTATAACAAGGTCGATGATGGGGATCGTGACGGTATTCAACTGGCGCAGACTTCGTTTGATTTAACCGGCTCAATGGAGCCCGGCGATGACGAGCTGGCGATATTACTTTTATAAAACAGGAGGTGTTTCATGTTAACAGGCATTGATATTAACGCTACACGAGAGCATGTGTCCAAGCTGGACACGGACAAGGAAAATCCCACGGTGTTTCATATTGGGATATTGGATCCGGTATTAAGGGCTGAGGTTGACGATGAAAGCAGTACTTACGAGATGAGTTCAACGAATCCCAATGATAAAGCCAAAGTCAGGCTTAACTGGAATAAGCGGCAGATCACGGCGATTAAGTTCGGGCTCAAGGGCATGGATAACTTCCTTGACCCGCAGACTAAACAGCCGATCGAGCTTAAATTCGATACGATTCATTACGCAGGCAAGATGAGGAACGTCGTTCCGGACAGGATTATCGCTATGTTGCCGAACGAGCTAAGACAGGAGCTTGCGGAAGTGATTCTGAACGAGTCAAAACTTACGGAGGGCGACCAAAAAAACTGATCGTGGCGGTTCATTTGGGCGACCTCACCATGAACTGCCGCAGTTGTTTAAGCGGGAGAAAGATTCAATGCGAGTATGAAGTGCCCGGACAGGAGGTCTGGGAACTATACGGCGAGCAGTACCGAGGATGCCCTTTTAAAATCGTCACGAGACAGTCGGCGAATTTTTTAAGGGCATTTCAGTTTTATAGGCAGGGATATTTGCCGAATGATGGCAGTTGGATCGAGCAGTCGGCTAAGATGCTGGACGCTTTTGAGGTCATAGAGAAAGAGCTTCAGGTGATAGAGCTTGAGCGGGAAAAAAGAAGGAGTCGGTTTAAGCGATGACGAATAAAGAGCTGTCAATCATATTGCGTCTGCGTGACGAGGCGACGAAACGTCTTGAGGGCGTGCGTGGCAATCTGCAGAGGTTCGCTAATTCTTGGAAGCAGAACTGGCTCGCTATAACCGCCGCTATTACGGCGAGTATTCTAGCGCTTCGCAAGGCGTGGGATCTTATGGAGATGGGGGCGAAAGCCCAGCAGATTGAGGAAAGTTTCAAACGCATGGCCGAGAGTGTCGGCATTAACTCTCGGGAGATGAAAAAAGCGTTGATGGAAGCCTCGAGCGAGACGGTTAATTTCTCAAACGTGGCGGATAAAGCCTCGGCTCTCATGGCGCAGGGACTGAATATGGATCAGGTAACGGCGCTCATGCGGCAGGCTCGAGTTGAGGCGAGGATATTCGGTACGACAACGGAGGAAGCGTTTCAAAACATATCGAGCGCAGTCACTGGCGGGTTAGTCACGACATTGCGCAGGTCGTACGGGCTTCAATTATCGCTTAAAGATGCGACTGAGGAGTACGCCAAGGCTACTGGTAAGACCACGGAAGAAGTGCAGAAGTATCACATGGCGCAGGCGCTCGCCAATCATATTTTAGAGAGAAGTAAGTCACACCTTGAGGCGGTGAATCTTGAGTTGATGACCAGCTACGAAAAGGTTCAGATGCTCAAATCGAAATGGAATGACTTTCTCGAATCAACAGGACAAGTGTTGTGGCAGGTGCTCGGGTTTCTTCAGGGTTTTGCCAATCAGTTAGTGACTGGAATATTCACGATCCTTGAATACGGAGCTGGTGCGGTGAAGGCGTTTATTCAGGGAATCATTAACGCTCTTAATGGGCTTTTAGAGTTTGGGACGGATTTTTTCCAAAAGCTCATGGTTCCGCTAATTAAATTCTACGATCTTTTAGGCAAACTTCCCGGCTCAGTCGGTGAGACGTACAGACAGGCGGCGGCTGACGTAGAACGGTTCTCACAATCATTAGAGGACAACACGATTCAGTTCAATGTTGATGGACTCACGCAAGGGCTCGAGGAGGCGAAACAGTCGTTTAATCTTGCGGCTCAGGAAAGCGCAAAAGAGGCGATCGCACAGTACGACCTTGTTTTCGCCAAGGTTAAGGACACCGGTGATAAGACAGCGGAAATTCTGAAAAACGTGGCGAAAGAGGTTGGCAAGGGGGCGGAGGAAGCTGGAAAACAATTTAACGCTATGGAGGAGTTCGCCAAACAATCCGCTCGGAATATGCAGAACGCTTTCTCGGACTTTTTCTTTAAGGCGTTTACGGGAGAACTTCGCAGTATCAAAGATGTGTTCGCAGATTTCGGCAGAGCGGTATTGCAGATGATCTCAAACATACTGGCGAAGCTGTTGCTCATCAAGATGTTTACCGCCATGGCTGGCGCTGGCGGCACTATATTCGGCGTGCCTGTGGCGAGTT